ACATCAAGAGAATCACCTATCTATCCCTCGGTTCAAACACCAAGACAGTCGTACTCACTTTCGCAAAGCAGGAAAACGGCCAGTTTCTTCTCATCCGTAAATTTGCCCTAGGCTTGGGTAGAAGAGAGCAAACTGATGATGGAATGAAAGTTTAACATAACAAAAAAGCGAACAGCTATTAGGCCTGTTCGCTTTTCTATTAGAATCCATCTACTTTTAAAAATGCTATTACATATATTTACATCAAATTCCTATATATTATAAAATCGCTACATTTTCAGCTTTAAAATAATTGTTTTTACATCGTTTTACAGAAGTTTACGACATTTTTGCCCCTTTTATGCCCCTTATTTTTTTCAAAAAACTTTATAAAAACGCTTGACTTTCTCGGTATGCCGTGATATAATATAATCAAGATAAGGAAAGGAGGTGAGGAAGTTGAACAAAGAAGATTGGCTTAGGTTACTTGAAAAGGCGATAGATAATATCCCTGAAACAGTAACTGCTATCGCAAGTCTGGTGACTGCAATAACAGTCGCAAGGCAAAACAAAAAGCGTAAACCAAACTCCCGCAAAAGAAAAAGGTAAACGCTAAGAGGTGGGGGCGAAAGCCCCTCACACCTCTATTTTATCAAATGAAAAGAGGAAAAGCAATGGTTAGTGCAATAGCTATTTTTATAATTGCAGTCAATGTATATATTTATCTAAAAAATAAAAAGGACAAATAAGTATGAGAAAAATTATTCAAGAATTATTAGACAGTTCGATGTCTACATCTACTATTTCGCAAGGCGCTGGAGTTCCGTGGACTACTGTTTCTGACCTTAGAAAAGGAAAAACAAGCATGGACAAAATGGCCCTTCTAACAGCAGAAAAGCTCTATGAATTTGCTACAGCTGATAAGCAGTGATTTCGGTCACAGCTTTTTTTATTTTGAACAAACAAAAAACCGCTAGCATAGGCCAGCGGTTTCTGTGGGTATAATTAATTTGTTCTTTCTTTTTTTATTTTAGCTATTTATCTGTGATAGTAATTAAGCCATCAGGCTCAACCGTAAACGCTGGTTTTTCATCCAAGCGACCATCAGGAAGAAGTAGGTACCAGCCATCATTGTACTTAATGAAAGTATCTGATTTCATGTCACCATTGACTGAATCACAGTAGTACCAGTTGTCGTAGTATTTAATCCATCCAGTCTGCATAGAACCATCACGATTGAAGTAATACCATTTATCTGCAATTTTCTTCCATGCTGTAGCCATATACCCGTCCTTGTCGAACCAGTACCAGAACCCGTCGGTATGTTTCAACCAACGGTCAGCGTACATGTAACCATCTGCATCAAAGTAGAACCAAGACTTATTCTCTTCGATATATTCGAATCGATTTTTAGGAAGTGTCCCGTTTGAACGAACAAACCAGTAGCCCTTGTCGTTATTCTGCCAACCTCTCTTAATTTCTTCAGGATTTGAATTAGAATTAGTCAAGCGATAAGCGTAGAAGTATGGAGAGCCTGCAGAATACCAAATTTCATCATGGTCGTTAACAGTAATACCATTACGTGCATAGTTACAATGAATGATATTATCCGAATCTACAAACATACCTGTATGTCCGCCTGCGCCACTAGAGTACCCACGGCGACCCCAAATAAAGATATCTCCACGCTTGGCATCCCAAGGTTGATTCTCAGAGATGAGCTCGTAACCGTTTTTAATCAACCAGTCATGTTCATACTCAGTATTGACCGCCCAACCTGCTGAAACTGCTCCAGCTTCTCGCAATGCATAGTATACAGATGATGAACAATCATATGAATAAGGTCCATCACGATGCTCCATACTATAAGTTACATTGCCTTGTTTAGCTCGCATCCAAGCGATAGCTGTTTCAATATTTACTGCCATGATTACTGTCCTTTCCAAGCATCATTCATCTGTTTAACCGCTGACTCCACGAATGTATCGAGGTCACTGTCAGTCATGTTAATGTTGTACTTTCTAAGCTCCGCACGGATTTTAGTACGTGCCTGTTCCAACTTCTCCTCTCCCTTGTAGCCAGTCTCAGAGGCAACCTGCTCCACAGCATTAACTGCGTTCTTAGCTAGAATTTCAGCGATTTTTACCGCTTTTTCTCCGCCTTTTCGTAAAAGATAATCTTTTACTGCTTTTACGATATTGCCTGTTGCCACAGCTAAAAATCCTGTAGCAAATGCAATAATGATTTCGTTAAATTGTGACATATGTTATTCTCCTTTGTTCTTATCTTCATCTTTTTCAAGCAAGCGCTGAAACGCTTTTAAAATGGGCTGAAAAAGAGTGATATTTCCTTTTAATTTGCGGTAATTTTCAACGAGCGATTGAAAAGTAAATGCGATATACCCGAGATAGATCGAGTACAAGAATGCGAATCCTGTCTTCTCAGGTAAGAGTACGGACATTGGGATAAGGATCATTAGTAAGAGAACCCCTAAAACCTTACGAAGGAGTCCGTTGATACCGATTTTGCTCTTATACTCGATATCGGGATTGGCTATAGCAGCAATCGTTCCTGTTAAAAAATCAATGATTTCCATTGAGACAATCAAAGCTAGAGCGTACAAGACTAGTCCGTCTTCGGTCTGGACGACGCTACGTAAAAAATTGAAAAATTCGATTTGCATATATCTCCTTTCTAGCGTGCAACTGGATTGGTTTCAAGCTCGCTTTCGTTCTTTTGTCCTTCCCACTTCCAAATTGCAAGAAGGCCATTTTGAGATGGTCCACCTTCAAGTTGTTTAAGAGATTCGCCTTTGTAAGTAAAAGCCTGATTTGTCTGAATTAAGACACGCTTGCCCTCGCCATTCAATTCGGCGTGTTCAGGATCTTCAATCACAAACATATCGCCCGACTGATAAGCCTTACCTTCCTCAGCCAATGGGAAGAGTTCGACAAGTTCCTTGTAGGTTGTACCGTAGGCAATTTTCTCACCCATGATTGAGTCTTGTGCCATGACACGTACTATCTTGTTAATTCTATTGGTTAATTCAAGCAATTCGTTCTGCTTATTTTCAGTTTGGGTAAGCTTCTGTACGGTTTGCTCGATTTTAGATTGAGCTTTGACGATTGCACTTCCTGGATCTAATTCAGATTTCACAATATCCAGAACCGCCTGGATAAGTACATCTTCTTTTTCTTGTGTACGATCACCTACCAGCTCACGCATGTTGGTGCTGTAACGATTACCTTCTGATAATCGAATTTCTACGACTGTGACTGTGTTGTCTCCAAGACCACGAGTATATGGCTTGCTTGCTAGATTATAGTTATTTACTGACATTAGTTACTTCCTTTCACTTCTTCAAATTTTGCTTTTAATTCTTCATCGGATTCGATGATTCGTTTCATCTGTTCGAGTTCCATAGCTGTAACTGTGTATAGAGCTTCTAGCATAGCTGATTGAGTAACTTCATTGCTGACTCGCTCACCTAACGTTTTAATCGTCAGACTGCTGATTTGTTTGTCTTGTTCGTTCATGTTGTTTCCAACCTTTCAATTTTTTGATTTAATTCTTGAATAGCCTTAATGAGATAAGGTACGAATGTGTTGTAGTCAATGTGCAAGAAATCATCTTCGTTATCAGGATTTCTTGAAATTGCTTGTGGGATGATTTTCTCAACTTCTTGTGCAATCAGTCCGACTTCTTCGTGTTTGTGATTTTCGATGAAGTCAAATTCGACCATATCAAGCTTGTTGATAATATCCATAGCTTTGATTCTTGTTGGTAAAATATTCTCTTTCAATCGCTTGTCGGATGCCCTGTCGATATGATACTTGACAGATCCGTCACCAACTTGATTCCACCAAACAACTGAGTTCTTACCCCCTTTTCGAGGAGTTGAACCTGTACCGTAAATTTCAGTACCGCCACGCATATAAACATCTTTATAAAATGAATTGTTTCCATAAAAGTTAACAGAGCTAGTGCTTGAAAAATCGACTGTCCTATAAAATGATGCGTCACCTCTACAAAACATTGCACCAGAATTAGTCACATACCAAGCGTTATTACCTGGTTTGCCCCAATCGTTTCCCCAGTTAACCCATAAGCACGTTTGATTTACTTGCCAACCACCGTCTGACATACCAACTCTAAAACTGTTGCTACCAGTCAGCCAGAACGTTGTCTGGTCTTTATCATGCGTACCAATTTGGAATCCTCCGATTTTGCCCTTATAACCTTCAAGTAAGGTTGCTGATACGACTACTGATCGTAGCTTGTTAATAAAGGCAGTTTTAGCAGCAAGCGTATCTGTAAAAACATCACTAGCTACTAGCTTCTTCGCTAGAGCAGTATCAAATATCAATTTGTCTGCTGCAATCGAATTTGAGCGAATGATGTCAGTGTTCAATGTTCCAATCTGTGCATCACCAACAAACAATCGCTTGAAATAACCATCTATGGCTGTGATTTCATCTAGTAGCGTTCTACCTTTTAGACGGATTTTAGCAGCTTCAATCAGAATGTTATTGCTATTCAGATTGATTTGTGAAGCAATAGCACCAGCATTCGTCAGCGTTTGTATTGCGTACGAATCAGAAAGTTGAGTCACTTTCGTTTGTGTGACTACATCTTGTGCCGATGTATCATCCCTGAATTCATTTGGAGGTGTTTCACCTCTAATAAGCGATACCTGACCAATCGCAACTTGTCCATTCTTCATCAACCAAATTTCCAAAGGGAATTCTTTTCCTTTAGTCGATGATTTCTTGACGGTCATCGTACCTGTGATGATTTGAATGCCAGTTTTTGTAAAGGTAACTCTATCAGATGCAATGCCACCGTCACTCGCCCACAACTCGATTCCTAGAGGTGCATCTGGTAACACATCCACCCATACTTCCATGCGATAGCTGAGCTTTTCGCCCTCTGTAAATGTAGATGTATTAAGTGGTAATCTGAAACCGTGGTAGACTGAATTGGTCTTACCAGTATTTGTAATTCGTAGCAACTTAGTATTGGATGAAACTTCAACCACATCTGCATCAGGTTGTTTCTTCTCCCACTTGCTGAAATTTGTTGGGTCAAATACAAGATTATAATTACTTCCAGTGATTTTTTTGACTTCTGTTTGAAAAATTTGACTAGACATAACAAGTCTTGAAGCGTTTCTCGAAACATCACTCTCTGAACTACCTAAAATCCTCTCATATAGCTGACTTGTCTCTTTTACACGTTGGAAATCGTTCTGGTCAACTTTTCCACTTATTTGACTAGAAATTGTAGCAAAACGGCCATCCGAGGTTTCTTTATATTCAGCTAACTTTTGTGTGACTTGTATCCGTGTTTCTTCCGCTGCCCTTTTTGCTTCTTCAGCACTTTCAGCAACCTGAATTGCCCTCGCTTGAGCGTTTTCTGCTAATTCCTTAGCCTCTTTCGTCTGTTTGTAGGCATCATCAAATTGACTAGGCTTGTATGTTCCTGTTCTACTACCTCGAACCAAAATAGGTTCTTTGAACTCAATCCAGCCATTTTTAGCAAGGTAAATATAGAATGGATAGTTTGCGTCCTCGCCAAAAGCGAAATCTTCTTGGACTGTGAAAGTCTTTTGAAATTCTTGCCACTCGTTTAGAGGTGGCCTATTTTTGCCAATATCAGATGATAAAAGGATTTTATTTAAACCGTGATTTTTGACGTTAAAAGCAAAAGAACTGTCTGGATATTCTCTAATACGATATTTAAATCCTAATGTGTAGGTTTCGTCCCGATAGATTTTTTTAACGTAGATCGGCAATGAAAAACCTGACCAGTTATAACCAGTAAGCCCCTGTGCCTTGATTGTGAAAATACCATCTGCGACAGATACGCTTGCTTTCGGGTTGTTGTTACCGACAAGCGTATGCTTGTTCATTGTCATTGAATTGACAATCAAGTTGTTATCATCTGTGACGTACTTTCCAACCTCAGCCTGGAATCTTTGGTCGCCCAGAACTAAACGTGAAGCATTTCTTGAAATATCACTCTCTGAACTGCCTAAAATACGCTCGTATAGTTGACTTGTTTCTCTTACACGTTGAAAGTCTGTTTGATTGGCTTTGCCAGACACTTGACTTGCAATACTAGCAAATCTTCCTTCCGTATCTTGCTTGTATTCAGTAAGTTGTTCTTCTTGCCTGTTAACTCTATCAGCCATTGAAGCAAATCTGGTTTGAGTTTCGTCTGCAATATGCCTAGCTTCATCTGCTAATTCAGCACTCGCACTAGCCTTATTCAGAGCTTCTTCTGCTTTTTTCTTGGCTTCATCAAATCCTTCTGGGCTGAAATCGTGGAATCGTCTGTCTATTTCATCTGATAGAGCACGCTTGTTTTCTTCTGCTTTTGCTTTAGCAGCATTGACTTCATCTTCAAACTGATTTTTGATTTCTTCAACTTTACGATCAAAAGCTAAATCAGCATTTTGGATTTCTTTAGCTAGTTTTGCTTCAAAGATTCCATCTAAGTGTTGAGTTTCGTTTTTGACTGCATCACTTACCGCATTACCGATTGCGTTTGCTAGACCGGATTGGAATTGACCGAAGCCGATAGATTTCAATTTTTTTGCCATTGGTGAGTAAGTGTACTTAGTAATCTTCTTGCGCACATCAAGATTGTATTGTTCGTGGAAGATACTCACAACATCAAACATCTGAACAGGCACGTCACTTTGGCCGACAACCTCAATCTCAAGGCTATCTTCAAGCATATCGCACAATGTTGTTCTGAAATACTGCTCACCATATTTACGAAGGCTTGCTTCATCCTTCACATCCTGGTCATTAACTTCAATCACATCTTCATAGATTTGACTATACTTGTTAATGAGTTGACTATCAATCGTAACTGTGAACGTACGATCAGGTGCCTTCTCTCCCTCACCTTTGACTGTCGCGATGAAAGTAATTCGAGTTTTTAAGGATTTGGTAGATGTCTTGTGCTGATAGCTAGACAGGTTTTTCTTGTACATAAAAAGCGATTCATTCTCTGAACCGCCATTTTTTAAGAGTCGAACCTGATAGCCGTGGCGAACAAGGTCGCCACCCCATTGACCAATAATAGAGTGTTTATCTTTCGCGAATACTTCCATGGCATTCTTAGAACCGATATTAAAGGTGTGTCTATCTTCAATATCAGAAAAGAATGAGAACGGATTATCTCGAGTGATACTTCCAGCGAAGCGACTCAAGGCAGTCGATCCAGTCGCTCTATCTAAAGAGATAGGACTGACTACATAGTTATTCAAGAGAGTGAATACTTGATTCGCATAGACTTGAATATAGCCGTGCTTCTTCTCAACCTCAAAAATGACGAAATCCTGTTCACCGTGAAGGTCATCAGCCGTTAAGAAAGTCTCTTCCTTCAACTTCTCCCACAAGGGATTAGAAGTAGGAAAACGGAAGCTCAATTGGTAGATGCTGTTATCTTCTTGAACAATTTCATCCGCATAGGCAGCGTTCAGAGGCATATTCCCATTTGTTAAATAAATCAAATCTTATACCTCCAGTTTGGTCGAATAGTAATCTTACGAACATTTCCAGTAAATGAAATACCAACCTTACCAGTCGGGATTTCGAGGAACCCTCCACGTTTCCGAAGTGTATTCTGAACCACACCAGTAGCATTGTAGATGTTCTGCTTGCCTTGCCTACAATCAATAATAGCCTTAGTCTTAATCGCTAGATACATGGTCTTACGACCAATCGTAAGAGAGATATCACCATCCCCCTCAACCTCAATGATTGGTTCAGAATAGATTGTTCCAAGATTTGTAATTGTATCAGATGCAGTCAGAACAACAGGTTCTACGCTCTTCTGATATCGGAACGGTTGCATGTCTAACTTGATTTCTAACTTCCAAGCATGATTTCCAAAAGGTTCAAAACTAGCAGTCACGTAGTTAGCATAAAACAATGAGCCAAGTTGATAGCTAAATTCCAAAACGTTATCATTCGATTGAAACTTATCAAGTATACTTGATATCTCAACCATTTTTTTAATGTGAAAAATGAAGGTTCTTTCGTAACTGTCGAAAGAACCATCTAATACACGATAACTGCCATTGACTCCATAAAGATCAGCCTTCTCTCCTTTCGGCTTAGCAGCCTCCACCTTCCCAAAATCTGTCACAACACAACCAGGAAGGCTTGATGTATTAAAACCGTTGATGATCATATAATCCATTAAATTCCTCCCCTCGCATAAATAGCACCATGTTGTTCATAGGTTTTGAGTGAGATAATGTCATTGTCTAGATAGACATCTGACGATTTCTCAAGGATAGCAGTAAGGATTCTCTCCATACTTGATCTCAGAATAGCTATCTCAGACACGGTTTTGCTATCATGTGCTTCAAATTGAGCTGATGGCATAGCCAATTGCGCTTCTAGACTTTTAGTAACAGATGCAGAGGATTTCAGATCCAGGTTGTCTTCTGAAAATACATCTGAAATTTCATCAGCCATTCCTCCAACCGTTTGTTTGACATCCTTAAATTGGTCCTGCAATCCTTGGTCTAACCCTTTCATGATTGCAGTACCGGCAGGGATTAAGAGTTTACGGTCATATTCAATTGGCCCTTTGTGGTCACGAATCCAACTAGCGATTCCACCTACAAAGTCAGTTACAGAAGACCACATTGATTTTAGGCCACTCAAGAAACCTTGTAAGATTGCTTGACCTGCTCCGAATAAGTCAATATTCCACAATTGGTCAAAGAATCCCGTCACATTGCTTACAAGACTAGATACAGCATTTGACATAGTATCCCATGCACTCTGTGCCCCTGATACCAGACCATCAATGATGCTAAGTACGCTAGCTTTTAAAGCTTCCCACGCAGAACTTGCCGTTGACTTGATGCCTTCCCACAAGCTAGAGAGAAAATTCATGAAGCCGTCCCAGATACTTTGAGCTCCCTGCACAAAACCTGTTATCAGGCTTATTACAGTAGATTTTATCCATTCCCAAGCCACTGAAGCAGCCGACTTGATAAACTCCCAAATCGCAGATAAGGCAGCCGAAAAATTTTCAAAAACAGCAATACCATAGCCAACAATAGCATCCACAACACCAGAGAAGTATGTTTTAATACCTTCCCATATCAAAGAAATGCCATTTTGAATACCTTCCCAAATCAGAGAAAGGTCAGCTCCAAGCTGGCTAAAGTTACCTGTAACAAGGTCAATGATAATCAAAACTGCACCTAGAAAGATTGATTTGATAACTTCCCAAACACCTTGAAAAATCATTTTAATGCCTTCCCAAATTTGAGTAAGACCATCTGATACATTGTTCCAAATATTCATAAATCCATCTATGAACGGTTGAATAACTATCATGATAGCTGTAGTAATTGCTGTCCATGCCACAGATGCAGTCTCTTGGATACTTACCCATAGGTCAGAAAAGAATGTTACAACAACCGTCCACATCGCTTTCAAAGATTCTATGTAAGCAGTCCAAGCTGTAACGACTCCTTCCCATAAGAGGATAGCACCTTCAGAGATGCTAGACCAGAGATTTACAAAGAAGTCAGCAATCCCAATCCAAGCTTGTTTAATCCATTCCACAAAAGATGACCAAATTTGTTGTCCAGTTTCTGTTTGTGTGAAAAACCATACCAGCGCAGCAGTTAATGCAGCAACTGCCGTTACAATTAAACCAATCGGATTAGCAGATAACACCGCATTAAAAATACCAAATGCTCCACTTGCCCCCATTGTTGCAGCTGCATTAGCAGCTTCAGCAGCGGTTAAAGCTCCTGTTCTAACGAATTGAGCTAACATTAAACCATTTGTGATAGCTAGAGTTGCATTCCTGATTGTTTCAATTCCTTTTATTACCGCTAAGACAGCTTTATATCCTGCCCATGCACTCGTAATGCCAACAACAGCAGATTTTAAGGCATCTAATGCAAGAGGTGAATCTTTTAACCAAGATGTAAATTTACTAAGACTTTCAGAGGCGTCTCTGATAAAACTTGTGATACTTTCAAAGGCAATGCCTAGCAGATTCACTCCCTGCTCTCCATCTTTAATCCCTAAAAGATCTCCGATGAAATCAACAATAATGCTTGCAACATTTCCAGCAACTGAACCAATATTCTCAAAAGTGACTCGGATATTGTCAGCGATGTTGACAATTTGATTAGCAGCACCATCGCTAAATCCAAGCATAGTCAAGATATCAATGTTGTCTTGCTTGCTCAATGATCCAAAAATCATATCGAAGAAGGTTTCAAAAATTCCTGTCACACGAGACAATTGGTCATAGACTGCACTTCCAAAATCATCTCCAAAAAGCTGAGAAGCAATCTGGCTAGTCCCTTCGGTCAAAACTAAACCCAATCCAGAGAAAATATTTCCAACCATTGGTAAAAAGTTATCGAAGAGAAAGGTAGAGGTTGTTTCTGCTAAAGCTTGCAAAGATGGCAGAATATTTTCTCCCAATGCTAACTTTCCAAGTACATTCTGTGCAGATGCTTTCATTGCTTCGAATGAGCCAGTAAAAGTAGATGCTGCTTCTTTAGCAGTCGTACCTGTAATGTCTAAATTTTCTTGAATAGCATGTATAGCATTATACACATCTGATAAATTGTTAATGTCATACTTAACACCTGTCAATTTCTCTGCATCTGCTAGTAGACGTTGCATTTCTTGCTTTGTACCACCGTAACCGAGCTTCAGGTTGTCCAGCATAGTGTAGTTCTGCTTAGCAAATCCTTGATATGCAGTCTGAATGCTTTCCATTGATGTCCCCATCTTATTAGCATTGTCTGACATGTCAATCATGGCCATATTAGCTGTTTCTGCAGCTTTATCAGTATCTCCACCAAGAGACTGCAATAGACTAGCTGAAAAGCCTGTTACGTTTTCCATATAGGCATTGGCTGATAGGCCTGTTGTCTTATAGGCCTCATTAGCATACCCTTTTACCTTATCAGCCGAGCCTTTAAAAAGGGTTTCAATACCACCAAGTGATTGCTGAAGTGATGCTCCCTCATTTAAAGCAGCGCTAAAGGCTTTTCCAATTCCAGCTGCTGCAATTACCTTTGTCATGACACTAACAAGACTAGAACCTAATGACTGCCCAGCACTTTGTCCTGCTGCGCTAGCTTCAGGATTTAGAAGTGATTGGATTTTCCCAGTAATACCTCTTGCTGATGGTATCAATTGTACATAAGCCTGTGCTATTTCTGTCGCCACTAATCCTCACCCCCTATCTTTTCTAGAATTTGCTGACGATACTCTTCAAAGTCCTCACCAGAATCAAAGATCATCTCATTACTTTCTTTAGCTTTAGTTTTTCCTGTCAATTCTTGTGCAATCATTTTTGGTTTATTGATTCCTTTTTGACCATCTGTTGTTTTAAACCATACAAGCGCAGATAATCTATCTACTACACTTGCAAGCAAGAGAGTGTCAAAGGACACTTTACTATTGCTTATTGCTAGTTTGATACGAGAATCATCCTTTAAACCAAAAGCAAAGACAGCCACCTGGCTAGCAGGTAGCTGTCTGTAGTCAAAAATTCCATAGGTTTCAGCTAAATCACAAATAAGAGAATCTTCGTCTATTTGAATCATTCTAGCAAGGAGCGCTATTTTTTTAATTGGTCCTGACTTGTGAAAATCTCACTAATTTCTGAACCCATTTTATCCAAAGGAACAATTCCATCAGCATTCCGAACATGATCTTTCAAATCTTCCGACTTGTTACCAAGCATAAGTTTGACAACTTTTGGTAAAACTGCTGGATTGGTATCTACTTCTGCAATAGCTTCAAGCAACTCATAGTTTTCCAAGCGCTCTTTTGTGATTTCAAAAGCAAATCCAGTCGAAGTCACCCCACGGATTGTTTTAATCTGTGGGGCAGCTTCTTTATTTTTCTTTTTGCGATTTTGTTTTGACATAGTTAAGCTCCTTTGATGTATTCATAATGCGTGTCATCAGTAGCGTTAGGGAAGGCAGTTACTGTTGTACCGTATCCGAGAACACTTCCATCGTTATATGTGATTTCATCGATGGCAGTTACTTTTCCTGAAGGGATAACAATACGTTTAAGTACACCACCTTTTAGAACTGTTTCAATTACAAGGCAGTGATGTGGCAATTCTTTTGAATTTGCCTTAATTGTAATTCCTGATGCCAAATCCCCAGATACATTATCTGATCCATAAACTTCCTTCAAAACATCTAAATTCAATGCTTCAATAAGCATATATTTGAATGTGTCTGGTTTTTCTTTTTGAACTGAACTTACAATTACGCCACCCCATGCTTTAATATTTTCAGACTCTGGAGAGTTACTGTTGGTCATACCATCTTCTGAAATATATCCCAGCGCTTTAAAAGCTTCATCTAGTTTTGTTGTTGCATCTGTCGGTAATGCTGTTCCAAGAGGTGCAGAATAAACTGCTCCTCCGATTTTAGGTTTAGCAGTCGTTACGTTTGATTCTGTTGCCATTTAATTTCTCCTTTTTAAAAATAATTAATATCAAAAACGGCTTGATATCGATATTGTTTTGTTTCGGTATCCGTAAAATTATAATCACTGTTCAGGTGGACACCACAGATTTCATCTAATTCAATCAATCCCTTTACAGCTTTTTTGACTTTCACATTGAGCTCTGCAGCCTTCTGCATAGTTGGGCCATAACTTTGGAAAGCAAAGGTTGCACTACCAGAATAATTTCGCTCCTTACCACCAGTTTTTTGAATAATGACAAAGCTATCGGGAGCTTCAGCTTCATGCTCAAAAAATGACGGTACATCTAAATGACCGTCAAGATATTTCTTGATAATAATTTCAATCATTTATGTACCGCCTTCAACAAAGTGTTATTTTTCAAATTATCTCTTTTCGCTTTTCGCGTAGCTGGATAAATCATAGCATTGGCCCTTGTCTTACCAACGTGGCTATCTTGTTCATAACCAGAGCCACATCTTTTTTTAATGACTGTTGCTTCTTTATTCAGAATATCCTGAATCTCTTTTGATTTCAAAAGAGCTCCTACACCCGCGCCGATAAGCTTGACTTTGAAATTACTCATACGCTTCAACCATCACTTTCTTATTCCAGTCCAAAGGCATCATTTCTTCAATACCTTCTAAAGGAATGCCAATCGTGCGCCATTTACGACCGAAAAAACGAACCTCTCGTTCTTTCCACTCGTTCTTATCGCCTTTTGGGATACCCAGTGTATAAGATGCCTTTTTCCCAGTAAGATTCAGTTGATTTGTGACATCTTCTGTTGAAGCTGGAACAACCAGGACATTATCTACTTGAATTTCAGTATTCTCATAGATTGGATGCCCAAAGTCATCCCTACCATTCTTGGTTTTCCCAATCAAAGTTACAGTAATTCCTTTAATCCGTCCCATAGATATCAATCACCCCATATCTTTGTTTTTTAAGTCCCAGACGTTTCAATTCCGAGTCCTTGATAAAGAGACCTCCACCAGGAACAAGATAAGACCCGCTGAAGGAATATCCTAAAGCAGACTCAGCCATTTGAGTCATTGGTTCCTGATCAGTTGATGTCATCAAAGTGCGAGCAACTACATCCACTGTTACGGATTTTACAACACTGGCATAAGATAAATCTTCACTAACTAAAATATCTAAATCTTTGCCAATTTTTCTAGCTTCAACTCTAAGAGAATGAGAAACAACTTCCAACAGTGCTTCAGCTCGTTTTTCCTCATCGAATTTTAACGTCCGCCACAATTTTTTAAGATCGTCTACTGTTGCAAAGTTTTCCATTTCTACCTCCAGCCAAGCGACTACTGAGCTTCAGTGTCAGCTTGTTCAATCAGCGAAATCAATTCAGATTTTGTGGCGCGGTTATCATAAGTAATACCTTTTTCATCAAGGATTTCTTTCAACGCTGCGTTAGTCAATGAATCCAATGGCTTGTATTCGTCAATCGAAACCCAATCACCTCCACTAATTGCATTTTCAGTAACAATAGTAGTTCCTGTTTTTACATTAATGTATTCCATATACTACCCCGCTTTCACAACACGAGCAAAGCTGTTTTTGTCCAAAATTCCCCATCCAAGATAGATTTCTGCACGAAGATAGACTTGGTTATAACCTTTCAAATCTTTTCCAGAATTGTCTGGATCACCATATCGAATGACTTCGAGTGGAATCTGCTTAGCATATCCCCATTTAACCATATTAGCAAAGTCACCAATAATAGCAACATCCTTATTGGTTCCAACATTAAGACCAACTGTAGTATTCACATCTACAGGTAGACCGTTAATAGCACCTGGATTTGCTCCCCATGCCAATTCAGGGTATAGGCGTTCATTAGCTGCGTTCTTCATGCTAGCTAGTGCACTTGCAAATGTAGTATCAATAGCCATACCGCTAATGATATTGTCAGCTCCTTGAATCATTTTAACTGCATCTTCAACATTAGCATCTGGATCGCTTGTTGTAAAGTTCACTGTCTGAGTGACCGCTTTATCGAAGCAGTTATCCCCAATAACAGTGGATTCTTGTTTAGTACGTGGATTTACACCGTGGAAGGACATGATATCAATACCACGAGCTACTTTGTTAGCAAACCCTTCATTGAAGGACTTCAACATATCGATTTTAGCTTCTTCTGAAGCATAAATAAATTCATCCGATACACGAGCGCCATACTCAATTTTAATAGGCACAATAGTTACAGGTTCTAAACTTGCACCACCATGCGTTTTCTTCCCATTTTCTGCAACAATATCTACATCAGAATCCAATGTAAATGTGAATTCCTTTAATCCATTAAACGGAATCGCTTGTTGATTAGACAATTTAGCCAGTGAGCTGTGACCCTTAACTTTGTTGATAAGGTCTGTCACAAGCATTGGGTCAAATAATGTTCCTTTTGAAAGTTGATCTGTCATATGATTTCTCCTTTATTCTTCAATCTCTAAACCTTGAATTAGGTTTTTATATAATGTGTTTTCTGTTTTTTCTAAAACAGGCTCTGAATCTCTAATAGGCGCAACTGGTTGAGATTTTTTAATATACCCAGCCAAGCGCTCTGCATCAGCTTTGAAGCTTTCTTCATCATTTCCCTGCAAACGATCTGCAAGGTCGTAAGGCAGTCCATGTTGCAAAGCCACACGAGTTCGTAGATTAGCCGTCTCATAACCAGCTATTTGATTCTGCAAATCTTCAAGTTGCTTGTCAGCATCTGCCTTACTTTGATTAGTAGCTTCAATTGTTGACTTCAAGCCAACATTTTCTTCTTCCAATTCTGCAACACGAGATTTGAGCTGGTCATAGTCGCCATACTTCTCTTTCTCTCGAGATAAGCGCCCCTTAATAGCAGCATCAAATTCTTCTTGTGTAGTGATTGGTTTAAATTCTGACATTCTCATGTCTCCTTTCTCCTGCTTCCCCGGCAGTTCGGTAATTTTTTGGCATCAAAAAAAGCAGTCATCTGACCGCTTATTTTAATAACTAATTTTTTGCTTTTTCTTAGGCTTAGTCGTAGCACAAGCCCAGTGCGCAAGCAAAGCACTATCCATCAAAGAAATATCCATATCGTCAAAGTGCGATCGATAACCAAAGCCACCGTTTGAGCCAATATTCCGCTTATCGCAGTTTGTAGCTACTTTTGATAGAGATGGTTGGCCTGCGTGACAGATGGTCTTCTGGTAAATTCCCTGTTCCCAAAGAGCGTTGGCCACGATGATTTCTTTCACCGTCGGCAGAATCACATTCTTGATTCTGTAGTCCTTCAACTCTTCGTCCAAGATTTTTTGACCACTTGCGCCATCTATGACAATCTGAGCTACATCAGCTTGTCTCAGAAAAGCGACCATCCACTCATTACCATTACGAACAGACTGACAGTCCACTGTTTCAACAAAGTAACGGCCATCCTTGGTCCGTGCAGCAATGCTTAATGCCACGTTCGTTCCATCTTGACCATACTTAATACCAACAGATAGCTTGCCAGATAATTCTGGAACATCATCCACCTTGAGCTCATTCCACTCAGTTTCAGAGATAGCAGATTTCTGATTGTATGTTGGCCAGAATCCCAAACGCTGGATATTATGGTCCAACTTATCCTCACCAAGCTCTGCTTCAATCTTACGTTCATTTAAATGGTAACCCATAGATGGATTTGAATTGTACCAGGCTTCCACATCGTCAATTTCCTTTTCATCAGAAACCGACCACTCAGCCCAGCCAGAATACTTCCCTTTTCCGAAAAGGCAAGCCTCACGGTACTTAGTAAAGACCGTACCACTTGAAACTGGTGTCGGAGGTGTTCCACACATGATTGTGATAGGATTCTCACTATCCGTTACCGTGTATTTCAAGGCAGATTCTTGCTCAGTCGTGTACTCCTGGGCCTCGTCAATGATCATCATATCAAAACCTTCACCAAGACCACCATTTGATGTTCTGGTACGGAATTGGACAACACCACCTGTTGAATATAGCTCAATTCTTTCTTGACCCTTAGCTCGAATGGAATTGAAATCCTCACCATCAACATACCCCATTTTCTCAAGGTATCGTTTAACTTTTTCAAAAGAGGCATGAGATGTAGAAATTCTATGCGCTGTATGCAGAATGTTCAATCCTTTATGAAGCGCCCAAATTTCAGCTATATAGAGGATTTCTGATTTACCATTACGACGAGGTATAGAGTAGCCAAATTTTTGGTGTACCCATAGTCCGTTTTTATCTACTGCCATTAAAGGCAATAGCAGATTTTTCTGCCAAGCATAGCAAAAAAGACCAGTCCGTTCGTAAAGTTCAATCGCTTCTTTAGCTTTTGAATTTTTCTTGACGTATTTTAAAATCACCGATTGAGTAGGATTCTGATTGCCAAGTTTCTTCCTCGCCATTCCACTTTCCTTTCAATCGTCATCGCATGATAACCCTATCGCTGGGAGATATCGGATCACCTCCTAGATACTGTCTAAAATATTCAAATACTCTACTTCTTCGTATGTTTCTGCAAAAATATCAGGCTTGCACGGATAAAACTCACCTTGAACTCCTTTAATAATGTAATCACCTTCGGTTGCAATCATCACTCCTTCAAGTGTTTCTATTTTTAAAATTGGATTATCTAGGTCAGCATAATCAATCCGAACTGGATCTAATCCTAATTCTGACAATTTTAAAATTGATTCTTCAGTATCTACGAACTGAACAGCCTCAATTACAATAGGTTTCTTTCTGTACTTCATTTTCTGACTCCTTTCAAAGCACAATAAAAGCACCCTTTCGAGTGCTACATTAATAAAGACGGTCTTCGTATCCATCTGGTTTTACATAAGGTTTATTTTGAGATATACATTTTTCAACCTCCTTTTCAATTTTTTCAGCGGTTACAGAATCTATCTCATCCTCAAAGAAAATATCTGACGGAAATCGTTCTCTAAAGTGAATTAAATATTTCGCTTCCGCGATTTCTACTCTCAGACTTACTTCCTCATCAATCACATGAAACATTTTAGACTCCTTTCAAAATATCATTAACAATTTTATGATAAACGTTTACTGCATTTGGTAATATTTCCTTTACCACCCGATATCCCTCAGGATCGACTGCTATCAGTTCAGAAATCTCAGCAAAAAACTCAGCTTCCGCCGAACCTGGCTTCTTCCAGTAGTTCTTTCCATGTCCATATCCAAATGGTTGAGGCTCTTTATACCAGCCTGTAGCTTCTACCATATCTGAAAGATTCGCAACTGCAGAAGGATTTTCTTTGAATAATTCTTTCATCTCCTCCTGGAATTTTTTTTGATTTTCTTTTGCAATCTTAATGATTTTATTCTTTTCAGATTGTTTTGGATTCTCACCTAATTCTTTAATCATCGGTAAGTCTCCATTAATGCGTCTCCATAAATCTTCTCTAATTGTTTCTCTTAGATTATATTGAGGCAAATGAGAACTATGTGTTGCATATACTGAAACTTTTGTTGTTTCTCCAAATAGTCGTACCTTCTTTTCTCCGATAACAACTTTTTTTCCTTTGGTTATAGCTTGTAAGCCCAAATAATCCAAAGCGTGGCCATTTTCATGAAATGTAGTTGACATTGGTTTAGCCCAGTATTTGTTTAAAGTTTTTACTACCTTCCCATCGAAAGCACTTTGGTTAAGTTGTACACGATTTTTCTCAGCAAAATTTCCTGTTTTACCAAGTTTCTCGTATTCTATTTTTGATCCTAATTTTTGGTACAACTTCAATGTATTTTCATCTTTTATTGTATCAAAAATATCTATGAATTTCTTATAATTTTCCGTTCCAACTTTTTGAGGCATATTTGTTTTCTTAATGGCATCAATAGCCTCATTTTTGTAATGGAGCAATTGTCTGTTTTTGAACTCAGATTCCTTTTTTTCATTATTTTTTTCAGTGTACTGTTTTTGTTGTTTAATTCGCTCCTCTTTGTGAGAGTTACTATCTTCCTTACTCCATTTCTTCGTCCAAACATTTTGAGTTTTTCCGCTTTTCGGATCATAGTCTACAATACAACGACAATGCTGATGCCTTCTATAAACGTCCTTCGGAACTCTTGGATATTTATAATTCCCTTGAACTTCCTGACACCACTCACAGCAATGAAAAAAAGATTTTCTAATAATCTCCGGTTGCAATCCTGCCTTGTGATGAAACTCTGCATTATTACGAATACTATCATCGATAATAGACTGTGTGAAGTTCACAATAGGTTCATCTAGCAACCAACTGACATCCTCGAAATTATCCTCAGATGAAAAGCGATTGACAATGCCAGCTATTCGGTCCTTATTTAGTTCAGGAACTTGAACTTTGAGACCGATTTTTGCTTTATCGTTCAAATTCTTCTGGACATCACTAGCATAACCACTTACAAGCTCGTAATTTCGTCCTAGCACGTCCGTCAGCAAGCGCTGAGCGATATTGTAGTACATTTTACCGTTTGGTAGTTTATCAGCGCTTATAGAAGCTCCTAGAGCCTTAGAAAGAATTCCACCAATTTCAATCGCAAACTCATTTGCTGTTTTGTAAGTTGCTTTTTGGGCTTCCAACGTTGCAAAAGCATTTTTGATAATCTCGCTCTCTCCATAAGCAAGCTCAAATTCTTTTTTTACTTCTTGCAGAAGTTTAGGTAGTACATCAATCTCATCATTCATCTACTTGCTCCAAAACTTTTGTTCTGTTCAACATTTCTTCAGCTTCAGTAGGGTTGATTCCGGTTGAGACTAATAAAGAAATACCATTTTCTTTCGATAAAACACCTTTTTGGTAATTACTTAAAAGAGACGTAATTTCATAGGTTGAAATAATCCTATTCTTCTGTTTATCTGCTCCAGTTTCTGCATCAGATGATGTTTGTGGAACGTCTACAACAGGCTTAGCAGACATGTCTCCGGAGATACCAGTAAGGTCTCGAATGGTTTCTGCATTGATGTAACCAGGTAAAGCCTGATTTAGTTTGACAACACCATCACCAATCATGGTCATTGTATTCGCATCCGCTTCAAACAATGGTTCCCACTTGACTTTGGTTCTTACAAATTGGCTTCTGACATAATGAAACTCATCACGCAAGCATGCTGCAACATAAGCTACGTTAAGTAAACCCGCTCCAAGCGATCTCTGAGCCTTACGTCCAGCCAATCTCAGATTCTCATGACTAGCCTTGATTGCTTCTACTGATGACGGATTATCTGATACAAAACCAAGGTCATCCAATGTCAAGCCCATTTCCCCAGCAAATCCTGCTGCTGCTGTCCTTAGCTGTTCAGTGAATGGTGACATACTTGCCGTAGTGAATTGTCCAATACTTGGTTTCTCACCATTATCACTAGATGAAATAGTTAATAAGCTCGAAACAGTTGCCTTCCACTTTTCTAACGGTTCGGCATCTGGGTCCAGACCGATAATGTATTTCTGTGGCCACGAATAGAATTCAGCAGTAATGTCAGCCCGTTCTAATGTCCGTTTAGCGTATTTTTGATAATACATTCCAGCTCTAGTAATTCGTGAGCGACCAAAAGGACGAACCGCATCCGGACGATGAATGACTGGAACCAACAAAGGGATACCAGTTTTATTCACAACCGTGTATGGTCTACCATCTTTTGGAATGAAATGAGTAGCATTAGGCTCGAAGTAGGCTTCAAGTGTTGGACGTTCGTAATCATCACGAGCCAACACCGCATAACCTTCCACAAGCAACCCAGTAATAGGATCAATGACACCAGTTGCATTACTTGATTCAATGACTTGCAACCTCACCTCATCATCTTCACCCTTCGAAATGTAGACGAAACTACACGAACCAATCAAAGCAGCTAAAATGGCACTATCAAAAAAAATATCAGGATTGTTACGATCAAAGATTTTTGTAACATTAAAATCATCGTTAGCAAATTCCCTGAAAATCAAACGATCTGCAAGACTATCAACTCCCTTTGCAGCCCAACCAAGGACAGCTTGGTATTTCACCCTGATATATGCAGGAATTGTGATTCCTGTAGGTGATTCATGGTTTTGCATTGCATAATGCTTGTACCTCAGATTAACTCTGCTCTGATAGAGAGTCAACTTCCTCCTGAGATAGTCAATTCCTCTTAATTCCAAACCGTTCTCCTTTCATTGTGATGATTTGGCGCGAAAAAAAATGTACAGTGACGGCGTGAAGCCCTCGAGCGCCTAGTGGGAGGGGGATACCCCCCTATCCATAGCTAGGACTTTCCTCATACATTCCATTTTTCTAAAAATCTAGTATTCTGTTAATTTATATCTTTCTTAAAAAAATAATTTTATATTTTATTTTGTATTTTATTTTATATTTTATTTTATTAAGATTTATATTTTGTCCAATCTCTTGATTGTGGCAAGTTCCTGTTGCCAACAACAGTTTTACTTGTTGTTTTATCATCAGCATAAAGCTTGTCAGACTTCTGTCTATTGCACTGCCAGTGCGCAAGCTGTAGGTTATTGATGTCTGATGGATGACCGTTCCGATTAATTGGAATGATGTGGTCAATGACTGGTGACAAAGGATGTGGATACTTCAATGACTTGTCTACTGGTAGTCCACAAATCCCACAAGTATTTCTTGTCTTAAGAATAATCTTCTTATTCTTTTCAAAGGCGACTCGGTGAGGACCACTCCGGTCTGGTCTTTCTTGGGGGGTATTCATTTATGGGAGGGGCCTTTCTTTTTAGTGGGTATGGGTGGAATTCTATGATGTAGGAGGGGGTGTTTTTTTAATCTAGGAGGGGGGTGTTTTTTAATCTCTGGCACCCTCGTATATTTAACATATCTTATATTCTGTTAAATAAAACTAACATCATCTAAAATCAATTCCAGTAAATGTTTACATCAATTTTATTAAATACTAATTTACATTTTCTCATTGTGTTAAATAAATAGGTGTTTAATAACTAAAATTCATCATTGAATCATCCAATTCATCTTGTTTAATACCAATATAATCAAGTGTTATGTCAGGTGATGAATGGTTAAATAATTCCATCAAGATTGCTACATTCTGATTTCGTCTGTAGTGATGATAGCCAAATGATTTCCTCATCGAGTGTGTTCCAATATTCTTCAGACCAACATGTTCAGCAGCTTGTTTTAATATTTGGTAAGCTGCAACTCTTCCGATATGCGCTATACGCACACCATCTGTCCTAACTTTCTTCTTACTCGGAAATAGATAGTCATACCCTTGAAGGTTATTTTCTCTTATGTAGTGATTTAAAGTCTTTCTTAACTCTGGATTGATGGCAAATCGCTTGACCTTTCCTGTCTTCTTCTCGACGACTTCTATTCTATCACCTGTTACTTGTTTGACCTGCAGAGGTATGATATCGCTGATGCGCATTCCAGAGTACAGACCACACATAATCAGAACGTAGTTTCGCTCATTCTTTGACTTCAAATAATCTTTCATTCGCTCAATGTCATCAAGTTCACGAATAGGTTCTACTTTTCTCAAAATACCACCTCCAAACTATAAGAAAAGGCAGGTTGTGCCTGCCTTTATAATTATTTCATAATATAATTTTAGCACACAAAATCGTATATTTACTATTAACTTACTCCGCTTTTACTCCAAAATCACAACTTGTTCACCATTTCGGTAAAGCTCTGCAAATGCTAATAAAGCCTTACTAAGATTTTCATAATATGAACTTTCTGAAATTGCAAGCTCATTGTACACCGTCTCATCTTTTTTTTGATGCCAAACAAGATACTTCTCGTATATGATTTTACGATAAAAAGGATCATGTAATTTGCTGACAGCCTGTTCTATCGCATCTAGCTCTAGCTCTGCATCAACTTTGCGAATTGCCAATTTCTCAACTTGACTATTTTTACCACTCGATGGATTTCGTGGCGTGAATGAGTAGGTCGTGGTTACTCTCTGACCATCTGTATCATTTGCTACACGACGCCAGTGAGGATATCCCTCCAAAATTTTCTTGGCATTTTCTTTTGTTTTGGCTTCGTTTATTTCTGGAAAGAAAGGCATCGTTCACCTCTTTTCTATGCCGTGTAATATTTCTAACCCTATTGAATTTTAAATAACTTTTCCATCAAAGACTAATGTAATAGTCCCTGTACCATCTCTATGTTTAGAGACCAAAGCACGACAATCTGATCCGAACTCAATTCCTTCAATCGTGATACTACGCTTTGTTTTATTAACATTGACGATAGAGCCATTTGCTGTCTTAATTCTCATGCTTCTGTTCCTCAATCAACCAATCAAGGTTCTTTCTAGCTTTCTTCAAATCTTCAATACCGTTCTTCTTTTGGAAACGTAGTAGATACTTGATTGCATTTCCCCAACACCATGCAGCCTTACCAATTAAGTTACCAATAAAATTATCAATCACTTCAATGCTTTCAAGACCTTTTGAGCCTTGGTAATGGCTTGGTTTATTTACATTATCACTAATGAAATAATCCTCATCTTTTACGAATGAACCATCAATCCAGCGACCTTTACGGTTTTTAATTTCCTGGTATGCCATTTCAAAACATTCATCAAAGTCATATCCAAGATTTTTTAGATAACCAATACATCGCACCAGATTGTGTCTGCACATTTCCTTACTTGCAAGATTCTGAGATAACTGAAATTCACTGATATTAGCATTCATTAAGTTGAAACAATCAAGTACATCTTTCTTACTGATATTCTCAGACTCTTTAAAAATCTGATTCACATCTTCCTTAATTAATAAGGCCAGACCGACAATAACGACTGCACAGTCTCCGATGCTGTCTTTCATGACTTTCTCATTCTTCTTGAGATAGCCAGCGCATAGTTCACCGAACTCTTCACTGAGTTTTAAAGACTGCTTATCTAATCGTCCACCGTTTTCAAGATCACGGTCAATAAACCATTGTTTTACATTTTCTAGTGTGTTCATAATTTTTTTATCCTCCTAATTCACTAAAAGCAACTTCCCATCTGTAATCATCATATTTCAGGACAATGTCTTTTAAAATTTTTCCTTTCGAAATTTCAATTTCTTGAGTGAATTCAAAACCTTTTTCGAAAGTGAAAATCTTAATATCTACATCATGGTTTTTTGATAATTCTACAAAGTTGTCAGGGATTGCTGCCCACGCTTGAGAGAAATTTTGAATTTCTATTATTTCAAAAGCATCTTCAAAATACAGTTCTATTCTCTCGCATTTTATAAACGCTCTTCTACTTTTGTTAATACGAATGGATGAAGAACCAATGCTCTCTATAACCAACGATTCTCCATTGTCTTCATAAGATACGTCGTTTAGCTTAAATAACATATCTTTCAGAGCTGACTTAATATTCTCAGAGCGCCCTCTTAATTTGATTGTACCCTCTGCCCAGTTTGGCATTATACACCTCCAATGTTTGAAGCGGTTATAATTCCACCTCATCTCCGATTTCTACTTTTTCAAATTTTTCTTCACTCACCACAAATACATTCCCATTTACCGTGATAGTGAAAAGACTTCTGATTTTTCGTTTTTCTGTAACCTTTCCAGTTATCTGATATTTACTATCAGCATGATAGACTAGCAAGGTTCTATCTAGCTGACTGCGTTGCATGAATAGCAAGCAAGTAGTGAGTAGGCAATATCCGATTAAAAAGCGTTTCATTTCTTACCCTCTCCTTGAGTTAAAATAGCTAAAATCTCTTCGTATATTGGGTCTATTACATAAATGAACTTGTCAGCGGTCAGTTGCTCTTTGATTTGTTCTTTTATTTCATCACTCAAATATACTTTGCTGAAATAATCATCATCTTTCAAAACGGTTGTAATATAACTCGCATTAACCGTTATAGGATTTTTTACTTCTCCGTACTTAAAAGGTATGAGTTGAATAAATTTCGTCATTTGCAGTCCTCCAAAAGTTCCGGATTTTCGTAGATGTTGCCGATAACCTCACAATTAGTATGTCGTAACCACAATTCACATCCGTGTTGATTAGATTCAAGACGATATGCTCCACCACGATGTCTTATAACCTCGTAATAAGTGGGATCAGAATAGACATCCTTAGCCATTTTGACTATATCCCCCTCGAAGATCTCCTTGCCGTTCTTATCATACAAACCTGTTGATTGCATGAGTTCGATTTCATCAGGAGATACTGTAATATAATCATTCATGACTGAGTCATTTAGTCCAATTTCCCCTAACGAATCAACGTTAAACCACATGTCTGATATTGACATCATTCTACCTAACTCATGATGATATGCTCTAAATTTTGGAATCATATTGCACCTCCCCATCATCATTTTCGAAATATTCTCTAAGAATCTCCAAAGCGTACTTTTGACCGTCTTCTATGAATTTTTTGTATTCTTCATCTGATATTATCATTCTTCCACCTCCTCAATCTCAATCCCCTCACAATCGAATACCCAATCAAAACCAGCTTCTTCTAGTTCTTTGCGGGTGTGGCTAACTTCTATATCGTTACAATGTATTCTCATTCCGAAATACCATTCTCGAGCAACTTTAGTGTATTTAAGAAATTTTGCCCCATCTGGAACCCCTTTTAATTTGATCATATACCGCTTCTCTTCCTCGACTGTGTAGCCGAATTGGTGCATGTTGACTAAAATCTGGAATGGTCTTGTTGTTGAATCAACAAACCATTTCTTAAAAACAGATTCCTCTTTTTCATTAATTCTGTATACATAATCAAAAATACTAACCTCCAAACTATCTTTGTGTTCCTCATACCACTCCGCCACAAATTTAGGAATTGCGACTTTTTCGGGTTCGTCTAACTGACTGATTAACCCCAAAATAATTTTCTTATCAACATACGGTCTAAAGCTAGTAATACTAGTGTGACTTGGTAAACTTTCAATTTTCTCAACCAATTCTTTCTTATCCATTCTTTAACTCCTTGATTTTACTTTTATATTCCTTCACTCGTTTCTTCCAATATCCACATTCTTCTGCTCGTGAATGTGCAAGTGATTTAACACACGGTTCAGTTAATTCTGATATGTGTGCTTCTGCTTTCTCAATCTCTCGCTCATAGCCTTCAATTAGCTGCTTCTTTAAGTCATCATTCATATAAATCACCTAAAATGGAAAATCATCATCTGAGATATCCATCGGATCACTTGTTCCAAAACTTGGTGGCATCTGATTTTCCATGCTTGACTGATTCGCAGAATTATCCTTCTTTTCAAGGGTTTGAAAACTTTCAGCTACGACTTCTGTTACATAGACACGTTGCCCTTGTTGATTTTCATAACTACGAGTCTGAATACGGCCAGTAATTCCTACAAGATTTCCTTTTTTACACCAGTTTGCAAAATTTTCAGCCTGCTGGCGCCACATGATGCAACTGATAAAATCAGCTTCACGATCACCTGCCTGATTCTTAAAATTGCGATTCACTGCCAAACTGAAAGTCGCAACTGCAACATTCGATGGTGTGTATCGCAACTCAGGGTCACGAGTCAAGCGACCTACCAAAACAACATTATTGATCATCTTTCTTTTCCTTTCTTGCTGCACGTTCCCCGACTAAGTAGCCGAGAAATAGCCACAGAATAGCCATTCCAAATTCTTTAATAAGTTCAATCATTTTCTTCTCCTCCTGAAAAAGTTGCTAAGTAATAACAGTCCTTAGCACCGTAGTCGAATCGTGTTGTCCGCTTTCCGATGTGCTTCTGAAATCTTGGGTGAGTGATAGCCGAGAATGCCCATTGATGGTCTTCCATCCGTTCAATGAGATCATCAACGTTATTAAACGTCCCAAGAAAAAATTGACAGTGCCCGTTATATACGAAGTAGAGATTTAACATCAATACCTCCTATCCTTCATCCCAGACGGATACACAAAGCATCTGCCAGTTGCTCCCTCAAAGATACGACTTGATAAAGCACCATTCCCAAAATCATCCGAGTAAAGCTCCTTAATCTCTTCACTAGACAGATTCGTGTTGATAATCGTATTCGTCCGATTATCCAGGATCTTGAACAATATCTGATGCGCCCATTCATTCCGCTTCGTGTCGGACTTTCGACTCTCTTTCCCAAGATCGTCCAAGAAAAGAAAATCAACCTCAGACAATAGCTTGACCATCTTCGCTTCTGAATAGCCATTGTCAAACTCAAAGCTTTCACGAATCTTATCAAATAAAGTAACGACTGACACAAAGAGCACGCTTTTAGGTTCATCATAGGACTTGAATTGCTCATTGATAAAACGAGCAAATCCATAGGTTAGATGGCTCTTACCAACTCCTGAAGGGCCAGTAATAATTGCGTTTCCTGTTCTTCCTTTGGCATATTCACGTTCCAATCGCTTCACAAAATTCATAGCCTTTTCATCAATATCAACCTGAATCTCATAGTCATGTAGTGACTTGCTGGCAAGCTTACTTGAAACGATGCTGTCACGAGCAAAGACCTCGTAAGTATCCGATAACTTACTCTTTACTTCGGATTCCATATTCAACTGCTTTTCAAAGAGACGAATGTTCTCTTTCTCGCATTCAGGACATTGACTGATTTCCTCAACATTGCCCTTGATAGGAATCTTAACAGACCAAAGATGGCATCCATGGATTTCACATACATCATCAAGAACTGTTCTAGTTCTAAATTGTTTAAACTGTTTCATTTAAAATCCTAGCCTTTCATCAACTGCTGATTGAAAAGAGTGAACTTTTCGTGGCATAGGTTGATTCAGATAATTATCCATCTTATTGCCGAAGAGCGTTTGTGGTTGAAGATACTGTTCATACTCTGTACCTTGCCACTTAGCGACCATGATGTCCACAACCTTTTTAAAATCTTCAAGTACATAGCCTTCTTGCAGTCTTGCTTTGATAAATTTTTGATGACTAGCAGTGTCAACCTTAAAATTCTTCTTAGCTTTCAAATTAAGATAAGAAATAACTTCTTTACAAATCAACAATTTATTATTGTTATTCTCAGTCTTAGTATTCTCAGTCTTGATTGTGTGTACTTTTTGCACTTCCGAAAGTGTATTTTCTACACTTCCAAGGTGTACTTTTTTCACTTCCTGAAATGTACTTTCTACACTTCCGTTAAGAACATCAAGATAAATGCGGTTTGGTAAGTTCATCCCTTGTCTGACTTCCTTCATTAGACTAGCATCTTTCAATTCCTTTTTGATTTTGATAATCGTCTTGTTGCTATTGCAATTTAAGTCAATCATTAACTGTTCATTTGTGTAATACTGGAAGACGTTCCCTTCTTTATCATGCCAGCCATTTTTTAAAGATAGTTCTAACCTATCAAACAGAAGCATATAGAGCATTTTAGCGTTATTGCTCAATGTCTTATATTTCTCATCATAGATAAATGGCTTTGGAAATTTGAAAAACGATAAGAAGCCAGTGACTTCGCTTTTCTTAATCATTGTTATATATCCTCCACACTTGAAAATTTTGTGTACTCTTTGTGAAAATACAACTTCACTGTGCCTAAACTGCCATGCCGATTCTTTTCCAGGATCAGCTCGGTTACGTTATTCGCTTCTTGACTGTCTGCCTGTTCCTTCTGATAGTAGGCCTCACGATACAAGAATGCTACGATATCAGCATCTTGCTCAATCGAGCCAGACTCTCGCAAATCTGCCAGCATCGGCCGTTTGTCTTGTCTCTGTTCAACTGCACGACTTAATTGAGATAAAGCTATGACTGGTACTTTTAAATCTTTTGCAAGTATCTTCAATTCCCTCGATATTTCAGAAACTATCTGCTGACGATTTTCTCCTTTTGATCCAGTAATTAACTGCAAGTAGTCAATGATAATAACACCAATCCCACCCATTTCTTGGGCAAGTTTTCGAGCTTTTGAACGAATTTCTGAAATACGAATACCTGCTGTATCATCTACGAAGATAGGAGCATCATAGAGATTGCTTTGAGCATGAACAAGCCTTCTCCATTCGTCTGTACTTAAATTCCCTGTTTTTAAATGATAAGTTGGAACCATCCCCTCTGATGCCACCATCCGTTCAATTAAGTCTTCTGCTCCCATTTCGAGTGAAAAAATAACAGTTGGTTTATTTTCTTTCACAGCTACATGCTTTGCTATATTCAACGCTAATGCAGTCTTACCCATAGCAGGACGTGCAGCAAGAATAATAAGGTTATCCTCATGAAGACCTGTTGTAATCTTATCTAATCCTATGAAACCTGTAGAAATACCTGTCACAAATCCATCTGTCTGCGATCGAGTCTCAACTATTTGCATATGTGTGTCTATGATATCGGCCACATTACGAAATCCAGTACCTGCATTTTGATTACTGATATTGAGTAAGGATTTTTCAGTTTTAGCAATGATGTCACCAATCGATACATCACCTTGGTAGGCACTAGATAATGAATCAGACAAGTCAGCGATGACTTTCCGAAGAGTTGCCTTCTCTTTTACTAATTTTGCGTAATGCTCCACATTTTTTGAAGTTGGTGTTGAATTTACTAACTCGACAACGTAGTTTATACCACCGATATTTGAGATGTCACCTTGATTGGTAAGAGCAGACACCATAGTCGTAGCATCGATTGGCTCACCTTTTTCAAGCAATGACAACATAGTTTTAAATACAATCTTGTTGGCAGGCTTGTAAAAATCGTCAGGAGTTAATTCGTCTGCAAGTGATATCATCGTTTCCGGTGAGATAAAGACAGCACCCAGAACCGACTGCTCTGCAACTAGATCATGAGGTAGTATTCTAAAATCTTCACTCATACACTCTTCCTCCAGTAGCTTTCTAAGTCAATATTCATGACAGCAGCAAGATTCTTCTGCTCGGTTAAGATTTGTCTACGGTAAGGAGCTAGACCAGCTTGTCGCTCCTCCTCGCTTTGTGGTAAGTAATACCCGTTCGGTTTCGTCTTCTTAGCTACAATAGGGTGTCTAAAATTAACTCGAAGACTTTCAATGACTTCTTCTAACTTACGTTTTGAGAGTCCAGTTTCTAAACGTATTTCACTTGCTTGAATTGGAAGGTCGAACGTAGCGCAATTAAGAATCATATTTAACACACGAATTTCCATTTCGGTCATATTGCGACTTACACTCATATTTTTCTCCTTACTTCAGTCCTATTGGTGGATCTACGTCATATGTGAATTGCTTATCTGAATTTCTCAGATTCATACGAGCAATATTACTAGCGATTAATTGTTTATTTTCCTTTTGAGACTTAGCATGACTATCCAGTTCATTTACTAGCACCCAAAGGCATACAAGTGCGATAGTTATTAAATATAGGTATTCTAGCATTTTGTTTTCTCCTTTTCTTCATAGATTGCTAATCGTTTTTCAAGATCTGAGATACGTTGATTTGCTTGCTGATATTTTTCTTGAAGGTCTATCAATTCCCTGTTCGTATCCAACGCAACCAATCGCCAGTCGGTGTTGACTTCGATTTTTGTTGTGTTGAAAAACCATTTTGTGATTTTATCTAGTAATTTCATCCGACTGACCTCATTTTCTTGCTTGTTTCCATTTCTTTTTTCCATTCTCGACTACCTCTGTATTGCAGGTATGCGTCAAACCCTTTAATTGTGACAAGTTGGCCGTCATTTCTGAGGTGCTTCTGTTGACTAGGCAATTTCTTCATCTCTCGTCTCATGTCTCCTGCTTGTCGCTTTGTGCATCCAAAGATGTGTTCTAATTCTTCATCGTTGGCCGAAACCTTCTCAATGATCACATCCCTAATTCTCACAACTTCAATTGCTTCCATATTCGCTCCTTTCGTGATATAATTAAATTGAAAATTTTAGTAAGTGCCCGACTTCTCGTCAGGTGCTTTTTTGTTTAGGAATTATACTTTCCATTGCCCTGAGCTCTATCTCATGGCTAACTTGTTTTAATAGCTTCTCACACGCTATTTTAGCTTCTCTGTATGTTGTATTCTCTCTGATAAAGTAATCAGCAAGTTCTATGATTTTATCTTCCATTCAACCTCCTATATCAGTCTTGAGCCAGACGGAACTTATACACTGATAATGGGTTGACCTCGTATGATAATCTTGCCTTCTTTAAAAGTAAGACTTGATTTATCCAACTTGATATCAACTGCCTTGATGCGATTGCATTTTATTGCTGAGTTATCAAGGCTTTTTCTTTTCCCGCTATACGGATATCGGTTTGGTTTCATGTTTGCTCCTTTCTTTATGCGGTTAAACCGCAATATCGTGTAAAAAAATAATGTCATCAATAGACACACCAAAAGTAGTAGCGATTTGATAAGCTTGGGTTACAGTAGGTTCTGTTTTTCCTCGCTCCCAATTTCCCCAAGTATCAACAGAGACATCAATAGCCTCGGCTGCATCCGCTTGTCTCCAATTTTTTAGAGTTCTCAATGTTTTTAGAGTCATTTTTTGCATTTTACAGTCCTTTCTATATTTTTTATAATTGAGTGACTCAACTATGACTCTATTATAATGCGGTTAAACCGCAATGTCAAGTATTTTTTGCGTTTTTATCGTATTTTTTTTATTTTTTTCTTTACTTTTTTGCGTTTTTGCCGTAATATATACTATATAAAG